GCGCACGGCCGCATCACCAAAAGCGACGTTGAGGCAGCGGCCAGCTAGTGCCCGACATTCCCAGCTGGTATGGGCTCCTGCTGCTCGCACTAGCGGCCTGGCGCACATACCGGCTGATCTCCGAAGACACCATCCTTGAACAGCCACGCCGCTGGCTGCTCCGACTTGCGCCAACGTGGGAAAAAGAAGGAGACGAGCCCGGAGACACCTACCGCTTCGGGCTCGGATCCTTCATCACCTGCCCATACTGCGCGGGCTTCTGGATCTCCCTCGGTTGGTGGGGCGCCTGGATGATCTGGCCACACGCCACCCTGCTCATCTCGGTGCCACTCGCGATCAACACGATCCTGATCGGCGTGCACAAGCTCGACGAGAAACCCTGATAGATTCGACGCATACCCCGCGTGATGCGGGACGAGCAAGGAGGGCGTGATGCCCGCGGAACACGTGTACGGAATCCAGCACATGACCGTGCCGGAACCTGGAGCCAGCCCCGAGCCCAGCAGACCGGGAGTCCCACTCGTGGACGTTCGCTGGAACCGCGAAGGGAACTACGTCCAGATCGTCACCAAAGAGACGGATGCCTTCGGAGGCCGCCTCGTCGGTGATGCTCCGGAGACGCACTACACCGACGGCCTGTACGTCGAACTCGACCGCCAGGCGATCAACAAGCTGATCCGCAACTTGCGGCGCGCGCGCGATCAGGCGTTCGGCAGAGACGAGTAGCGAGGTGGGTGGGCCGCGCGGAGTGCGCTTCCGCATTTAGTGCGGCCCACACCTCTCTCTGCCCTGCGGTCAAAGACCGGCGCACCGCCTCAAGCACTAGCAGCATAGCCGGGCTGGCGCGCTGCCCGAACATCGCCCTACACTTGGCGACGTGATCACTCAGGAAGAGAAAGACCTGTTCCTCGGCTGGCTCCGCCAAGGCAAAGCACCACCCGAGGCCGCCGAGTTGGTCAGCGCCGACTACACCGCCTCGATGTTTCGCAGGCTCACCGCCGAGAAGAGCCGCGACTACGACCCCTTCTTCGCCGCCGACTACCTCCGTGCCCGCGCCGAAGGACGCAAGAACATGGTGCGCCCCGAATCGGGAAAGCCACGCACCACCACGCTCTCCGGCCACATCAAGGCCGACTACATCACCCCCGAGATGCTCGAACAATTCTGCGAGTACATTGAGTCAGGGGTGCCCGCCCACGACGCCGCGCTACTGCTCGAACCGAAAACAACGATCACACAGATCAACCGGCGCGCACTCAAAGACGACCAATTCAACGAAGCCTATGGCGAAGCGCTCAAGGTTGGCTACCCCGCCTTCCAAGAGGGCCTACGCTCCACGATCAGACGGATGGCCGACAACGGCGACTACAAAGCCGCCCGCGATCTCGCGATCATCCACCTGCCCGAGTTCCGCGAAGCGTTCCTCACCAAGAAAACCGAGATCATGGGTGGGCTCACGAACGAACTCAGGGTGCTGGTGCAACAGGTCTTCCCCGAACTCTCCGACGGTGACTTGGAGATGCTGATCAGCACAGTGGAGCAGCGGCAGCTCGAAAGCGGCGAGGTCATCGACGTCGACGAAGATGGCAACGTTCGAGCAGCCTGACGGGGGCGCCCCCAAGGACAAGCGTCTGTATGAGGCGCTGCTGGCCGAGCGCACCCGCCGTGACCTCGAACGCGAACGCGAAGAACTCCCCTACGATTTCGCGAAGTTCATCGCCGCCGGATGGCATGTGCTCAACCCCGACGTGCCGTACCACCACAACTGGCACATCGACGCGATCTGCGAACACCTCGAAGCCGTCTCCACTGGCGAGATTCTGAGACTCCAGATCTGGGTGCCGCCGGGCTCAATGAAAACCGGCACAGTCTCGATCTTCTGGCATCCATGGGAATGGACACAACGGCCATGGCTGCGCTACTGGTCGGCATCCTACGAGACGCGACTCGCGGGCCGTATGTCGGCGATGAGCCGCACGCTAATGATGAGCCCCTGGTACCAGGAACGCTGGGGCCACATGTTTCAGTTTGTACGGGAGGGCGAGCATTACTACGGCAACGACCACGGCGGCACCCGTCTTGCCACCGCCCCGCGCTCCACAGGAACCGGTGAGCACGGACACCGGATCATCGTCGACGACCCAATCAAAGCCGACGCCGCCGACGCAACCAGCCGCATCACCCTCGATGAAGCCAACAACTGGTGGGACGGCACGCTCTCCACCCGCGGCATCTCGATCGGCTTCAAACACGCGCGCGTGATCGTGATGCAGCGTCTCCACATGGACGACCTCGCCGGGCACGTCCTCGAACAGGAGGACTGGACCGTGCTCTCGCTGCCCGAACGGTTCTGGCGCAAGAACCCGTACGCGTGGCGCAAAGAACACATCCACCCGCAGATCAGCAAGCGGCTCAAGGACACGCCGCTGGCCAAGGGCGACCCCCGCAAAGAAAACGATCTGCTCTGGCCCGACCACCGGGACGAAAAAGAATCAGAGGTGCTGGCCCGCTCGCTCACCTCGCACCGTGCCTCCGGTCAGCTGCAACAGTGGCCAACCCCACGCGAAGGCGAGATCCTCAAGGTTGACTGGTGGCGCTTCTACAACCCCAGCGTCCGCACCAAAGAACAATGGGGGCAGCTTCCCCGCTTCGCGCAAACAGTGATCTCCGTCGACACCCCACTCAAAGACAAAGAGTCATCCGACAACGTCGCCGTCCAATGCTGGGGTGTCAAAGGCTCCGACCGTTACCTGCTTGATCTGCAATGCAGCAAGATGAACTACGGCAAGGCACGACGCACGATCCAGGAAATGTCGCTGTGGGCCCGCAGAACCTGGCCGTCCGCCTACCACTCGGTGCTGATCGAGAACGCCGGATACGGCGTCGAACTGATCATCGACCTCAAACGCGAGATCCCCGGCGTGCAAAAGGTCTCCGCCGGGGTGGAAGGCAACAAGGAGACCAGGGCGGAGTCCGCCAGCGACGCACTCGAATCTGGCAACTACTTCCTGCCCGGCTACGGGCCCCCGTGGCAGCCCGCCTACGACGAACACCAGACCCCCGCCGACGTGGCGCAGTTCATCGCCAGCTGCGCCAGCTTCCCTCACGCAAGACACGACGACGACGTCGACGCCTGGTCACAGTTTGGTAACTGGATCCGCTCCCGCCAGACGCAGCCGATCCGTACATCAGCGATCCACAGGCTCCGTCGTGCGGTTGCCTAGCCGACTGACCCTTTACCCTGAGGGACTCATGGAGACCATTACCGCGCGGAAGCCTCCGCGCCGAGTGACGATCGTCTGCAGTGAGTGCGGCGACATGGAACAGATCAACGACCGTTCCTACCGCCGGAAGATAGCGGAAGGCAGGCCACACATCTGTCGGCTCTGCCGCCAAGTACGAGCCGTGGTCCCCACGGAGTCACACCGCAACTACTGGCGGAACCGCTACTCACAACAGGAGATCGTCGAGATGGCGAACGCCATCTGGGGATGAGCCAGGGCGAGCCGAACGTCAGGGTCCTAATCCCGATGCTCGGCCGTGCGCACCTGGTTGAACCCCTTGTAGAAAACCTCCGCTCGACGGCGGACAGTCCAATCCTGTTTCTCTGTTCACCAGACGACGACGACGTGATCGTCGAGTGCAACCGCAGCGGTGAAGACGTCATCGTTGTTGAATGGGCGCCCGGCCGGGCCGACTACGCCAAGAAAATCAACCTTGGCTACCGCGAAACACAAGAACCTTGGGTCTTTACCGGGGCCTCAGACCTCGTCTTCTACCCGCACTGGCATCGTCTCGCCCTGATGGTCGCTGGGCGCGTCGGGGCTGGGGTGATCGGCACGCAAGACAAGGGCAACCCGTACGTCAAACGCGGCCTGCAGTCCACCCACTCGCTTGTAAGCCGCGAATACATCACAGAGTTTGGTGGCGCCACTTTTGACCGAACCGGGGTGATCTACTCAGAGACATACGACCACCAGTACATCGACATCGAGTTAGTCGAGACAGCCAAACTCCGCAACCAATGGGCGTTTTCCAAACGAAGCGTTGTCGAACACCGCCACCCAGCCTGGGATACCGCCCCGCTAGATGACACGTACGAGAAAGCATGGCGCGAATCCGTGCAAGACCACCAGCTG